CACCGATCAGATACGGTTTGCCTTGGATGGTAATGGCGGAATGGCCGATTACTATTGGGGAGACTGTACGCAGATTGAGCTCGGAAACGCTTACGACAGTGAGTTGTGCTGGTTCGTTGTACCAACTCGGCATGCCGTGAAGGACATTCGAAAGTTTTTTGTAGACGAAGCGGCAAACGCAGGTGTGGTCACACGTCTGCGCCCATTCGTCAGTGACTCTTCGAAAGGAAAGGAACGTGTCACGGACCGCGACAAGACAGAGACATGGCAAAGGTTCCCAGATGACGTTGTTGATGGCAAGTTCAAGTACCACCGGCATTATGCTGGTGTGCAGCTTTGGAACATGCCGAACGCGAACGGTTTTTGCGGCTTACCATATATGATAGATAGGTCCCCCGCCGGCAATCACATTGTTGGAATACACACTGCTGGTGCTGAAGGGGCCAATTTGTCGTTTGCTGCTGCGATACCGAAGAGCGTTGTAGACGACGTCTGGATGGTTTATCAGACACTTGACGAGGATGAGCTGCGGGTTGAAGACGTGGAACAACGTCTCCCCGAGGTGACTCAACAAGTGTGTCCGATGACACCAGGTGTTCAGAACCTTGGAAGTTTGCCAAAGTCGATGGGTACACATGTTGCAGGAAAGAACACGTTGCGTCCGAGTGTTTTACACCCGACGCGAGAGATGGTGGACGAACACGGGCCTATTTCGATGGGACATGTTCCTTCACGCGTGCCGTGTTCAGCTTTTCCGTACGAGAATTCCAAAGGAGAAACGGTTTATCCCCTCTCGTTGACGCTAACGAAGTTTTGTATGTTGGGCGATCAACAGAATGTGACAGGACCGATACCGGAGGAATTTTTCTCACAGATTGACTGGACGAAGCTGGCACCGAAGAGTTTTCATGCTCAGAAGTGTCAGTTTGTAACAATAGAGGAAGCGATTTTTGGAAGTGACCGGCTACGTTCGTTGGACCTAACAAAGAGCTCAGGGTATCCGTACGTACAGCAAGGACTTACAAGGAGTGAGGTGATGCTGACCAGGGAAGGAGGCGTCAACCCGGAATTCAAGCAAAGAGTGCTTGAGCTCTGGGAGAAGATGACGCATACTGTCTCCGGAATGATAGCAATGCCTTGTTCAAAGGAAGAACTTGTTTCGCACGATGACTGGGAGAAAGGAAAGTGCCGATTGTTCGTGGCTGGAGAGCTTGAATATGTAGTTTTATGCCGAATGATTTTTGGAACTTTTATTGAAGAGATGGAGAGTGTGCCGTGGGAGACGCCAGTAGCCATCGGAATCAATCCACATTCGCAGGAATGGGGCATGCTTTATGCGCGCTTACGCCGCGGAGGTGATGCGAAGATGATGGCTGGTGATTTCAAAGGATACGAGTTTTCGCTACCGGAATGGTGTCCAGAACTTTTGATACGATGTGTTGAGGTTTTGTGGCCTTTGTTGGACGTGGATGATCGTCGTAGGCGTGCGAATTTGATTCGCTCACTTATAGGCGTTTACTATGTCTACAAAACACGTGTTTTGCTGTTGCAGAAAGGCGAGGGCTCCGGGCACCCGTTAACAGCATTTTTCAATTCTGTGATGAATTGGATAATTCACTATTTTGCGTGGTTAACAGCTGGTCTGGAGCAGGAGAAATTTTACGAGCAGGTTGAATGTGCGTTTGTCGGCGACGACTCAATTGTTGGGGTCGTCGACGAACCACGATTCAACATGCGGTGGATGGAAGAGTTCTGCACGATGCTAGGAATGAAGTACACGAGTCCGAAAAAGGGTGCAATTGTGTGTGACTACCTGTCGTGGGAGGAAATTGACTTTCT